CGAATTTTGAGATTCTTGTCAGTTAGCAGGAAAATCTCGAAAAACCTGGTAGCCCCATCGGGACTCTGACTAAAAATTAGTAAATTTGCTTAAAGCTAAATAAGAGTCCATAAGGGACAAAGTTTTGTTAAAATACCCGTGTTAAGGGGTGATAAGTACTGAATAAAAACCCAAAACTAAATAATAACTTAAATCTAATACCTATCAATATAGAGTTAAAATTTATCTAAACAAGGAGTGCAAGTTTAGTAAGGGACTAAGGAACTGTAGCCCTGTCGACGTTAACCAAAGGAGGAACGCCAACAAGGTACATAAAAGAAAAATCATCTCCAGGAGCACGGGCCAACTGTAAATTAATAAGTTGCCCAGTAGGAATACTACCACGAGGCTGAATAACAGAAATGATTGGAGGTACATGACCTTTCAAAACATCTGAAACATTCACAGGCGTACCAGTGGTACTATCATAAACAGTTGCAGGAGAAATATGTGAAACATTGTAATATGGTACTTCAAATTCCATAACACCTTCCAAATTAGGATTGATGTATTGCATTGAATTTCCATAACCAACAGTTCCAGATGGCAAAGCACCAGTTCCAATAACTGGAAATGAGCCAGCAGCAAAACGATTACATAAAGAATTAAAAGAATCCTGTACAGAATTATAATTGTTTATAGTAAACCACGTATCTGTAGCCTTAAAAGTACCACCATCAACACCAACTGTTGAGGTAGTTCCAAAAGCTTTGATACGCATGGAACCACGCCAAAAACCATAAATAAAATAGTAATATTCAAACAGTGACATAGAACGTGAAGGCGCTACTGTCGTAGCAGGAGAACGAACAGAAAAAGGGGCTACAAGAACATTTGTAAAATTAGTAGCTGGAGGACCAGTGAAAGGACCCAAATTGAGCTGATTCAAAAACATACCAAAACGTTTTATCAATTGACGAACAGACATAATTTTCTCACCAATACAATGGGCCTCAGGAGACCAATTTGCAGCAATCTGATGTGTATCAATAGATGCAGGATGCACACCATGTTGTGCATCATTTCGTTGAATTGCTTCATCTTCACCCATAATTTGAGCTACAATTTTGTCAACTTCATCAACATCACGTCTGGTACGATGAATAACCTGTGGAATATTATTATCATATTCCTCTGCATGTTCTTCTTTAGCTTTTGCATCCTCTTCAAGAGTAAATGCTCCAGCATAAGGAACATAAGATGGTGCCATAGGAGCGGCAAAAGTCAAATCAGGACCACCACTAACTTCAACTATAGTATCAATAGACTGATACACATTATTAGCAGCAACCAATTGATTGAGAACTTCAACACGAACTATGCCTGTAACAGCATTGTACATAAGCGTATTATCAGTTCCCAACCAGGCAGCTTCCGGTCGAATACAAAACATCCATGGTCTAGAAGAGACATATGGAACAGTAAATGAAACCTCAGTAGAGGTTCGCAAATCAACAATTACTTTCTGTGTTCGAGACACATCCGGTACACCAGTAGAAATAGTGGTGTTAAAATAGAAAGGAATAAAAGAAATGCGCAATCTCCCAGAATGGAATTGCGTCTTGACAAATTTAAAAGTGTAAACAATAGAGCCACGCCAATACCCATGAGTATTGGCAACATAGCCCATATGTGTACACCTAAACCGATCAGTAACTGTAGTGGAAAATGGTTTCACCTTAAAAGGAGTAACAAAATTATCCCACAAAATAGAATTAGTTAAATCTGTAGTAGACCACGTAAATCTATCCCAAAAATTAGGAATTGATAAAATATGGCCCATATCCATTTCATCAGCAGAAGTTCCAGCCAAACCAGACTTAGTTTCAATTTCATTTTGTGCAGATAAAGCCATTTTATGTGAAGCATCAGCACCATCAAAGTTCGCCATACGAACTTGACCACGAAGTTTAGTCTCACAAGGAAGACCTTGAACAGTGGGTTTTGAATATCCAAGCATCTTAAAAATATTCGAAGCTTGAGCAGAAATCCATGCAGGACGAGTAAACATATTTCCCAAAACTGGAATACGAGAAAGAGTAGAAAGACCTTCTGAAACTTGACCAATGCCAGAACTTATAGTTCCGGAATCCTTCAATTGTTTCAATTCAGAAGCAACTTGAGCAAAGATTTTATCAGGTTGTTTTTCATACGCACGCGAATTCCAAACCTCCCGTAAATCTTTTTCCGTAAAGTTACCAGCAGACATCTTCTGACCAAGAGAGGCAAAATTAGGAGCACTACCAGTAAAGATATTTGCACCTGTAGGATACTGAACATCAACATCTTCCAAATGCGCCCAAATAGTATATTCAACAGAACCAGTTCCAGTAATTTGGTCACGTAGTTGGCTGTAAACAACCAAATAAATGGCACCAAAAGAACCTTGACCAGTAATTAAATTGTAATACACATGAGGAGATACATAGGGAATACGCATTTCAATTTCTGTACCAACAGACAAGTCCAAATCAGTCCTAGGACACCCAGATCTACCTTGGAGAGTAGAGTTGACCAAAGCAACTCGATTGGGCATATACTGAGCATAAGGAAAATATTGAAGCATGAGACGCCCTTGTTGGAAAGGTTGAGAATTGACTTGAACTTTGACAACAAGAGTAGCACGGAGACCAACAAAACCTCGCAACTTTTCCTGGTACATAGCATTTGAAATGAGTGTTTCAGGAAAGTTTGCAGTGTAAAGCTGCGTATCTTCAGCGGTAGCTGAAGACCATAAACCAGTTTGAATAATAATGGGTCGAGACAAAAAGTCCTTAATTGTATGAATTCGTTCCTCTCTCGTGGTCATTGACAAATAATCAGTTGAGAGATTAACGATATCAGGGACAGCAGAAGTCGCAGGGGTAACTCCTTCACTAGAAAAATGTACAATTTCTCTTTGCTCGGAAGTAAGCTCGCGATCCTCGATAATATCATTTGAATTTGAAAAGTTAGCAGGTAAGTTACTTAGACTAAAAGACTACCTAATCCATAAAGTCGCATAGAGGGTACCCTGGATATTGTGGGGCTGCCACTAGGCATCCTGGGCCGTAAAACTAAATAGTTAACCTAGTTATCAAAATAGCACTACTTTTCTCTTAATTAACCTCTAATATTTGTATAGAAAAGCAAGATCACATTTTGACCTTAAAACTCATAAACTTCATCTGCAAGATATGTAAGATCATGCAAATACTGCTCATAAGTAGAAATTTGTGGAATAGAAGGAAGTTTAACAGCAATTCGCATAATTCCACGATATAGTTCATCATAAGCATCTCTGCCATGATTAACTATCTCACGAAAAGCTGTATTAATATTGGACATAAGAATAACATTTGGATCAATGGTATTTCGAGTCCAATTTAACATCTCATAAATCACTTCAATTTTAAGAGGAGCAACTGTACGTTGCAATTCAGGACAAAACCTAAAACCACGTTTTAAGAAGAAAATATCTTCCAAACGACGCGATTTTATAATTGTACCAGACTTGCCTTCGTCAGTATATTCATGTTTCATATCTGCCATAATAGCGCTGATAGTTTCTTGATTATATAAATGAATCACCTTATCCGCTATATTTGCAGCATTATCATCACCATAAGTGATTAAAGCAACAAATTGACGGAAAAATTTCATTGACATAAAATTTGGACAATCACGACGCATAATACGAATCCATGAAACACGCATAATAATAGAATTGTATAAACAATTGATAATAACAGTAAAGGGATTTCCAGAAGGTTGAGAATGAGTCCACATATAAACATTATCTCCAAAAATGTGAACAGAATGGACAAGATGTGTCCAAAGGCCAAGGCAAATTTTCAGAATATCACGTCCCTCTGGACTATTAAGGTCATTAAACATTGCCAACCAGGGAACAAAAATTTCCCAAAATATTGCCCACAAAATTTGGGCAACAAGAGAACCATCAAAATTTCCAAAATCACCAGCAATAACATGTTTTCCTTTTGATTTCAAACGCTTGGCACTTCGTTCCCAATCCAAAGAATAGGGATTTGAACCAACAGCAACTTCGTTATCGATACGGGTGTACATCAACCAAGCAGCAAATGGAAGAAAATATTTACGAAACGCCACACCAAAATGTTGTGGGCCAG